GGATTCATCAACATAAGATCTCAATCCAGTTTCATCCACTATTTCATTAAGCATTTTAAATTTTGCATCGAATATCTCTTTTCCATAAAAGAAATATTCACGCAAAGCAGTAGAAATAGTAGATATAGCCTGTATCTCTGGTATTACACTCTTAGATGCAACCGTAACTGTGAGCATTTTCAATATTGAAGACTCATCAAGAGGAGATAAGTAGGCATCTACATCAGCATCAAAACGCCACGTCCTTTTAAGAAAGGATATATCATCAATATGAGTATATGGAACGGATTCAGCTTCCTTATTAGCCATAGTATAGTTAATACCAATCTCAGCCAATACCCCTCTTATAGATGTGTGATTAAACCAAGGGAATCGCTTTGTAACACCCATTGCATTATCATCTCCATAAGTCATCAATGCGACAAATTGTTGAAAAGAAGAAATTGGAACATCACCTTGTTCATTGCGAGTCCACAAGATATAAAAACAATATCGTATGTACAATGAATTGGCAAGTCCATTAATAATAACTGTTAAAGGGTGACCTGATGGATTACCACCAAAAAATTCAATTAAATCACCATTAAAGTCCATAAGAGGAAATGCTGTATCTTCGGCTATACCTTCACAACAAAGCAAATCCTCAGGACTATATCCTGCTTTCTCACAAATTGCTAACAAAACATCAAATGCAGCCAAAATAATGAGAGAAGCCATTTGTTTATCAAAATTCTCATAATCACCATCAATGATACGATTTAATCCAAATTTGGTTAAATGTTCACGTATCTCCTCCCACTCTAGGGACTGCGCAATTGTACCAGGTCCAGATTCAAAAATAAATCTATTATTTTGAACTAAACGAATAACGGACAAAAAATACTTTCGGACAACAAGTGACCAATCACTAGGTGCTCCCATAAAAACCCGAGTTTTAGAAGCTTTAATATGTTTAAAACTTTTAGCTTCATCTTTGAGGTTTCCACAAAAAACGGGCATCCAACGGTGTCCACTTTCGTAAGTTTTAATAATATCATCCACTCGATCCATCACTTCAGGCGTGAATTCAACAGGATCAGGAAGATTAAATTCTTCAGGTATAGGTTTCAAGAAATATTTCTTCCCTTTTTTCCAAGGACAACCCATACTAGTGTTACGATTCATCTTATCAACATATGATATACCAGCTGCACCATTTAATGCAGTAAAATCATCATAAACTTGAACAGTTTTCAATTGTTCAAGCGATAATTGACCAATAATTTCTTGGATAAACCCTAATTTACATTTTTCCAGAATAGTTGAATCTATCTGGGTATTAGGATTAGACAAGGGTAATGCAGCTTTTCTCCAGGGTTGCCACCCTGACATAACTGGTGGACCATGTTTAATCTCATATCCACGTTTAATCATTGCAGGAGCTAAAAGTGATTGTGTAACATACGATTTAGGTGAAACTTTAAAACCTTGAAATGAACCATAAACGTTCGCACATCCTTGATCAATATAACGAAACACGCTTTTATTATGTAAAGGTCCCAATACTCGAACAGCACTTGGTGCCGATAAACTGGGTTCACCAGATTGTATAATTATATGTCCAAATGCAGCTACACTTTTCTCAACAAAAGAATAATTTGTAGATAATGCACCAACACGCTTAGAATCACTCATGCCTAAGACATGAATTCCCAAAATAACTGGTCCATAACCTGTATTTGCCAGAAGCATGGATCCACAATCACCTTTAAGAGTAGGATTGGGCACTACACCAAACCACATATTAGACGTTAAATCCAATTGAGGTAGAGGAGTATTATCAAATAAACGGATATTATCTACCAATAAAGAATCAGTTGAACCATCAGTATTGCGCTTCAAATACCACCCCCGAAAAATACCATTAAGCGAATCTTTATGGAAATATTCAAGGATAGACGAACCCGGAGGTAATGCTCTAATTTCAATAAAGC